CGCTGCGCCGTCTTCTTCTTCCTCGACCCTGACCCTGACCCTGACCCAAGGGGCGAGAGGATCCGCGCCGCGAGCATTTGAGCTTGACAGCCACAACCCGAACCCGGACCCTCGACGACGAGATCAGACACGCGCCAAAGCGCGTTGCGGGGCGCTTGGGGCACCTCGGGTCCGGGGGAGTGCCCCAACTGTAACGGTCTCAAACTTATCAGGATTTTGCGCGGTGGGGCGCTTGGGGCGCTTGGGGCGGCCATTCTCTCATATGTGCTCCCTCGCGTGCGCGCGCGCAAAAAGTATGCGCCCCACCTGCCCCACCTGCCCCAAGTGTAAATATATATATATCTATCAATAAGATAGCTTGGGGCGATCCAGCCTTGAGAATTGGGGCGGTGTGCCCCAATGCCGCTGAATTGGCGGTTCCGGCCCCGCTCCGGTCAGTCTCTGCGTCCGCGTCTCGGTCCGGTTTGTCCTGGTCGGGGTGAGCGGTGATTAAAAACGGGTCGGATACGCGCATGCCGAAAAAATCGGGCCTTGAGGGTGCGTTTCAGGATGACGGTGTGACGCCGGGCGAGAGCCTGGTCGGTCGTGAGCCGGACCAGCCTGGTCTCCTCGATGAGGATCTCGAGGCCGAGCGCGATGACGCGCGGGCGATGTTCGGGTTCGAGCTCGACCGGTCCAAGGGCGGCCGGCGGCCCGGGTCGCGGAACAGGTCGACCAAGGAGGTCAAGCGCGTGCTCCAGGCGCTCGGCTCGGATCCGGTCATGGCGGCCGGCCGCGTGGTGCGAGGTGGTCCGGGTTTTGTCCTGGGCGCCGGCCTGGCCGAGCTCGAGGAGTTCCAGCAGCTGCGGCGGGACGATGACGGGCGGGTGATCGAGCCGGTCTATGACGCCGAGGGCCAGATCATCAGCTGGACCGTGGCGCCGCCGCCGATCTCGGTCGAAAAGGCCTGGGGGATCTGGCTGCGCTGCGTCGAGTTCCTGGGCCCCTACGTGCACTCGAAACAGCCGATCGACCTGAACGTCGACCAGCCCGGCCTGGCGATCCAGATCAACCTGGGCTCGCCGGACGCGGCCGCTTCGCTGGAGGCGGCGACGGCAGGTCGCCGGCGCTGGACGCTCGACCCTGAAAAATCAAGCACTTGCGAGGATGAGAGCGATGAAGTCTCACGCTCCGAAAGTCTCACGGGTGACCCAAGTGATTGACCTGCAACGCCTTTCCGAAGCTGCAGCCGGTGATTGGAAGTCACGAGGCCGCGCGCCTGCGCTCGCGCGCGCGCACCCCCCCGGCCGCGCGCATGGGCACCCCCGCGCGCACACCCCCGGGTGTCCCGTTGCGGGGGGCTCGCGGAGCCTTTTTCACCTTTTGCAAGATCTGATCAGATCAGAATGGGGCGCAAAGTTCCCGCGCGTTTCCGGGGTCCGGGGTTTGGGAGATGGCTGACGCGTCTCAGGCCCTGGCCAATCTCAACGGCTGGGCGCCGCCCGGGCCGGTGGCTGAGGCGTATCTGCATGACTGGAACCCGATCAATCTGATCATGGGCCCGGTCGCGGGGGGCAAGACGTGGACGAGTTGCATCAAGGCTCTGGAGGTTGCGCGTCTCCAGCATCCGAGCACAAAGGACGGCGTTCGTAAAGCGCGCGTCGTGGCGATCCGGCAAAACTACCGGCGCATGCATGACACGCTGATCCCGTCCTGGCAGAAGCTGTTTCCGCCGGACGTTCCGGCGCTGGGCGAGTGGTCGGGCAGCAAGGACGGGCCGTGTACGCATATCATTCGCCTCACGGATCCGGTCTATGGCCGGATCGAGCTGCAAATGATGTTCCGGGCCTTCGGAGACAATGATCTCGACAGTTTCGTTCGAGGCTTCGAGCCCACCGCGGTTTACATCAATGAGAGCGATGAGTTGCCGGCGCATTGCCTGGGCCAGCTTTACAAGCGCTGCGGTCGCTTCCCCGGTCCGGAGGAGCGGCCGGACGGGGTTAAGCCGGCCTGGTCGGGCGTGTTCGGCGACTTCAATGCGCCTGACGAAGATAGCTGGGTGTATGAGGACGTTTTTCTCAATCCTCGCGATGGCGTGACATGCCGGGTCCAGCCTTCCGGATTATCGGCGGCGGCCGAGAATGTGCACAATCTCGAGAAAATCCGGCCCGATTATTACAAGTCTCTCGCGGCGCAGATGGAAAGCTGGGAGGTGCGGCGCATGATCGAGAACCGGATCGGCTTCTCGCGCGTCGGCAAGCCGGTCTGGCCTTCCTATCGTGAGGAGGTTCATGTCGGCGAGGTGCGTGCCGATCGCAATGTCACCCTCACAATCGGAATGGATAACGGGCTCAAGTTCGCCGCGGTGATCGGCCAGCTCGGCCAAGCGGGCGGGCTCAAGCTCCTCGGTGAAATTGCCTCTGCCGATGGTGAGGGATGGACTGCCGAGCGCGCGGCCGAGGAGGTCGCCGGCTATCTTTCGCGAGAGTTCGAGGCCTGGATCGATCCGGATCTGCTCGACTTCGTGGTCGACCCGGCGGCGCGCAACCGGATCGCCGCGCGCAGCGCGCAGGGCGTGGACGATGAGGCGCTCAACTGGATTATCCTTTTCCAGCGCCGGATGGCCGAGCTGCTCGGGTTCTGCAGCATCCGATTGGCGCCCACGAATGCGCTGGGCGCGCGCATTGGCGCCGTCGAGCAATATCTCGGTCGCTTCGATCGGGCCGGCGATCCTGGTTTGCAGATCCATCCGCGTTGCCAGCTTATTCGCCGGGCCATGTCCGGCGGTTATCGCATGGTAAAGCGCCAGGGCGCCAATGGTGAGTATCGAACCGAACCGGACAAAAACCACGCGTCTCACATTGCCGATGCGGTGCAGTACGCAGCGCTCGGCGTGGGCGGGGCTACAGGGCTTGCCCGGTCGCCCAATGCGGACAGTCGCGAGGATGCGATTGCGCGCGCTGGCGGGCGGCTCCGGCCCCGCCCCGGTCAGGCTGGCGCCAAGAATGCGATCCCCCTCTGACTGACGGAGCTCGATGTGGGTAACCTTTTCAAGCCTGATTTGCCGCCGCCCCCGGATCCGGATCCCGTGCCGCTGCCCAGCGCAGACAGGCGAGCGACCGACGCGGCGCGGCGTCGGCTTCGGCGTGGTGGCAGACAGTCCACTTTGTTGATCGGTGGGCGCCAAGTGCAGAGTTCGGCGGTGGCGCCGGCCGGAGGTGTTGCAGGTGGCACAACGAGCGGTGGCCGCATGGGGACGCTGTTAAGCGGGATCCAAGTCTGATGGCAAAGCACTCCATGGGATATGGCGCCTTTGAGCGTGCAGAGCGCCGTTGGGAGGAGCTCAAGGGCGTGCGCCTGCCGATGGAGGAAAGCTGGCGCGATGTGCGCGATTATGTATTGCCGCGCACTGAGTTTTCCCCGATCGAGCGCGGCGGACCCCTGGCGCCCCGCAATATTGCAGATGCAACGGCTGTTATGGCGAATGGGCGCCTGGGGTCGGTTCTGCACGGGTATCTGTTCAGCCCGTTCTCGCCCTTCTTTCGGGCGCGTCTGGCGGACCGTGAGCCCAATTACGCGGAACGCAAATGGCTCGAGCTGGTCGAGCGGCGCATGCATCGCTGGCTGACCGGAGCGCGGGCCAGCTTTCGCGTGCAGATGGCGCAAACAATGGTCAATGCGGGTGCGTTGGGAACGTCTGTTATCTGGACGCTGCAAGCGCGCCAGCGCATGCCGATGACGTCAACCTCGGCGTTGATGGATACATGGATTGATGCGGATCCGGAGACCGGCCTGACCGACACGCTCTATCGCGTGTTCACGTTGAAGGCCTGGCGCGCTGCCGAGCGCTATGGGTCCGAGGCCTTGATCAAGATCGCGACCAAAGAGCCCGATCGCAACATTCGCTTTTTGCACACGGTCGAGCCGAACCCGGACGGGGCGGTCGGTGCGCGTGGTCCGGGCAAGCCCTGGATCGAACGCGTGTTCGATCTCGATAGCAAAGAGATTGCCGAGACGAATGGCTATGATGATTTTCCCGCGGCGACCCTGCGTTTCGAGCGCCAGGAGGGGAGCCCCTACGGCCACGCGCCCGGGATCCAAGTCTTGCCCTGGGCCAAGATGCTCAACGCGCGAGAAGACACGAATTATCGCCAGGAGGAGCTGGCTGGCGAGCCGCCCCTGCTCGACTTTACGGGTGGCATGCTTGACCAGATGGATCGGCGGCCGGGCGGGATTACGCCGGTCGACCCGAACAAGGCGGGTTTGTGGGGGCGGGATCCGCTGCAGCCGATCTATCCGCCCAGCGACTTGCGCGGCAATTACGAGCGCGTGCGGGACCTTCGCGCCCTGATCAAGGAGATGTTCTACATTGACTGGATCTCGCCGCGTGAGCATGGCACGCAGACGGCGACCGAGGTCAATGACCGCCGAGATCTGCGCATGAGGGCGATGGCGTCGACGGTTTCCGGGATGGAACACGACTTCCAGCAAATCGCCGATCGCTATTATCAGATCCTCGAGCGCGCCGGCGAGATCCCGCCACCGCCGGCCAGCCTGCACGAGCAGGATCTGGTTTTCGATTTTGTGTCGCCGCTCGCTGAGGCCCAGCGCCGCAGCGAAGTGGAAACATTGATGGGCGGGCTTGAGCTGGTTGCCCAGGCGGCCGGCTTCGATCCGATGGCGGCGCGGGCGGTCGATATTGTTGGTGTTACCCGTGAAGCCTGGCGCAAGATCGGCGCGGGCGAAAAGCATTTGCGCCCGGACCGTCAGATGGCCGCCGAGCGTGAAGCCG